ATGAGGCAAAAGCAATTTACAACAAGAATGTACGGCGATGCCATACTTGAACGATTAGACGCATTAGGCATGTCAAAAGCAGATTTAACTAGGACTGCAGAGATTTCAAGGTCAACATTGAATCGTGCAATTGAAGGGCGTTCAGTCCACATGGGTACAATCGTTGCTATTTGTCACGCTCTCGGAGTTGAGTCCGTCGAGGATACGGACTTTTGGGAGACGGATTATTACAATCCGAAAATTGATGCTATTTAAAGTAAAAAGGAGGACAGTAAATGCTTAAAAAAGTGATTTCAGTCGCCCAAATGTCGGCTGTCCTTGGTGTTAGCCTAACGGCTATCAGAGAGGGTATCGCGGTAGGTAAATTCCCATTTGCCTATGCCTGGCAGTCACCAGGCAAAAAGTCAAGAGCCTTTGTCATCGACAAAGAAGGCTTTAGGACGTTCCTTGTCCATTCGCTTGGATGGGATACGAAAGTAGTTGATGCGGAGTTTAAATCTGCAGGAATTCATTAGGAGGAATTAATCATGAACTGGAGTAACACATCCTATCATTACACAATATCCGTAATTAAAGGAATTGTAGGTGGATTTCAGTATAGCCTCGACAGAAAATGTAACACAAAACGGTGGGCACTGATGGAACTTGAACAGTTAGGAGCCTCAAATTGGGGATTTTTAAACTTAAAAACGCGCTTAATCGATAGCGCCATCCAAAAAGCCATTAGATACGTCAAAAGTACCGACATGTCAAATTGTCAGGTATCGACTGTGTATCATTCTGGATTTAGGCACGATCCTGGTTATTTTAAAGGTTTAAAGGAGATGTAAATCATGACATGGATTGACGCAGGAATGCATTTAAGCTTTGCTACTGCTGCAGTAGCATCTATTTTATCAATGATGATGTTATAAAGGAGATCAATTTATGGGCTATATGTTATTGGGGACGTTCCTTGTCGCAGGCTCTATGGGGGCCTTGGAAGTAGACCAAATCGGTTGGGAACAGTTTATATTGCAATCGTTAATCGGACTTGTCATATCCCTATACGGTTTTTACAAAGATAAAGCCGAAATGGATGCTGAAGACCGCGAAGATGTCACATACATGCCGAGAGTGAGAACTCGCGGCGATTATTGCAAAAACCCTTATTACAACTAAAAGGAGACAGAAAATGACAAAAGCTTATGTCAGTAAACAAAAAGTGAGGGACTTCGTATCACGTGTCAGTTTTGACAAAACCAATGCAATTGAAAATGAATACGAAGCGCTATTAATTAAAGAAATTAAATCACTAGATGCCTTTAAGCGTCTAGAAGATGCTCTATCCGAAGCACGAAAAGCAGCTATGGAAATTAGGAAATCGGGATTTGGTGATAATGTTTTGGCTAGTATGCCGACTTCAGAATTTTTAATAGATCGCATGATTAGTCGAAGTAGGAGTTTCTACCGGGAACCATCAAAAGAATGGGCGACTGTTTGTGAACTCCTGAAGCCGTTCAATGAACGACTATCAAAAGTACGTGATGCCAGAAAAAGTGCTTACAGAATTATTGATGAAGCCCAGACAGGTAGAGCAGCTGCCGATGCGTTAAAAGAAGCGGGTCTAGATTATTACGCGTGGGAAGCTAGAAAACCTGAGATGGTGCTTGATTTAAGCGCTTTGAAAGGTGGTGATTAAATTGCGAGACTGTAACAACTGTCCAAGACGAGACTTCTGCATTCCTGATGAATGCGAGGATTTGGGCATGAAAAATGAGCCTGATGATGCGGCAACATCAACAAGCTCAAATTAGAAAAATATCCACTTAAAGTATACCACAGAAAGGACATCTTATGGAATTCCTATTAGTTACTTACGATACCAGTGATTATTACTGGCAAAATAGCACCCCTATACATAACCCAGATGAATTTTGGTTTAGATACTATGAATCCGATACAAATGTTCCAATCGATAACATTGGTGTTGGTGATTGGGTTGTTGTTAAATCAAGAAACGGCTTAGGTCTTGCCCGTGTTTTGAAAAAGGCAAAAGACATCGATACTGTTCGGATGCAAGGCTTTAAAGGGAACATCGTTAAGCAGGTTATAGCCGTTGTTGATACCTCTAAATGCGATAAACGCGAAAGTGATCGAGCTAAATTGGAGGACATCGAAAAGAAACTCGAACAAAAGGCTAAAAACGCTGAGCGCTTGACTATGTATCGATTACTCGCAAAAGATAACCCAGAATTCTCAGCATTACTTACTGAGTATGAATCTGTGAAGGCGTCTGTCAATGAATTATAACGCTTTCATCAACTCCAAGTCTAAAATGTCAGAATCTCATGGATTTGATATTAATACAGGTATGTTAAACAATCATCTATTTGACTTCCAACGAGATATCGTTAAATGGGCCTTGGCAAAAGGTAAAGCTGCCATATTCGCAGATTGCGGATTAGGTAAAACTTTAATGCAGCTGGCCTGGGCGTATGAGATTTATCTACATACAGGTGGATCAGTACTCATATTAGCACCGCTAGCTGTAGCTGCTCAAACACAGTCCGAGGGTGACCGTTTCGATATTCCTGTGACTATATGCGAATCTGATGATGATATTGTGCCAGGCGTTAATATTACAAATTATGAGAAATTAGGACGATTCAATACCGATAATTTGATAGGTGTCGTGCTTGATGAATCAAGTATCCTAAAGTCATTTACTGGTAAAGTACGTACAGATTTAATAAATCGATTCAGTAATACACCATATCGGTTGGCATGTACGGCAACACCTGCACCGAATGACTATATGGAGCTTGGCAATCATGCAGAGTTCCTCGGCATCATGAGCCGTAATGAGATGTTATCTATGTATTTCACGCACGATGGTAGCGATACCGCTAAATGGCGATTAAAAGGCCATGCAGAGAATACCTTTTGGGAATGGATGGCGTCATGGGCAGTCGTGCTAGATAATCCGGCATCCCTGGGGTATGAAGATGATGGCTATGAATTGCCTGAGTTACACGTACATGAAATCGTAGTTGATAAAACTGGCGAAGATATCCCTACTTTATCATTATTGGAACGCCGCAGAGCCCGCAAAGCATCTCTTGAATCAAGATGTAGAGCAGCAGCTGATTTAGTCAATGCATCTAATGAGCAATGGCTAGTGTGGTGCGACCTTAATGATGAATCGACTACTTTGAAAGAAATGATTGATCTCGCAGAGGACGTCAAAGGTAGTGATAAGGCGACTCGAAAACAGGGCATGATGTTAGGTTTTGGTTCTGGATTCCTAAAATGCTTGGTAACAAAACCAAGTATCGCTGGATTCGGAATGAACTGGCAAAACTGCCACAATATGATTTTTGTTGGACTATCCGATAGTTATGAACAGTATTATCAAGCGCTTCGTCGATGCTGGCGATTTGGTCAGAAGCATGAGGTGAACGCTTATATCGTAATTTCCGAAAAGGAAGGCGCGGTTAAAGCGAATATCGAACGTAAGGAAGCGGATGCTATAAAAATGAGGGACGCTATGATTGCGCTAACCCGTGACGCTGTTCGTACTGAATTATCTAAAACTAGACGGGAATCAACGGAATACAATCCGTGTGTGCCTATGGTGTTACCTAACTGGGCAGAAATGAGGGCTGTTATATGACTAAAATTTACGTAAGCCATCCATTCGGAGGATTGGCTAAAAATAAAAAGAATGCTGACTCTGTATTAAAGTGGCTGCAGGACGATATGGGCGTATTTCCGATAAAGGAACCTTTTGGCAGTGATACGCATAACATATTCCTATCACCTATACATATGTTTGGGCATTTATATAACAAGGTTGATTATGATACTGGCATAGGCTGGTGTATTGACCTTCTAAGTGGTTGTGATGCAATCATAATGTGCAACGGATGGGAGAACTCAACCGGGTGCAATTTGGAGCTAGCTTATGCTAAGGATCATAACATAAGAGTCATCCACATCAATGAATTAAAAGCAGCCAAATTGACTAGATTAGCTGTTGAGGCAGGAATGGATAAAGCTATAGCCGCCCTATCTGGATTTGCAATGCTGCAAGCGTTAAATAAGAAAGCAAAGGAGGACCTACAACGTGAACGTGCTAAATCAGTTAATTGAGTCCCGATTTGCAATTTATAATGGCGACTCTGTAGAAGTGCTGAAAGGGCTGCCTGATGATAGCGTTCATTACTCCATATTTAGCCCTCCATTTAGTAGCTTGTATGTGTACTCAAATTCCGATAGGGATATGGGAAACTCATCTACTGATAGTGAGTTTTGGCAGCACTTCAAGTATTTGATTGCAGAACTATACCGCGTAATAATGCCTGGGCGATTAGTATCAGTTCATTGTATGGATTTACCTCTCACGAAATCTAGGGATGGTATTATCGGAATGAAAGACTTTCCCGGTGACATTATTCGAGCCTTTCAGGATGCTGGATTCGTGATGCATTCCCGAGTCACGATTTGGAAAGACCCTCTTGTTGAGGCTACTCGGACAAAGGCTCTGGGTCTTTTACATAAACAAATTGTAAAAGATTCTGCCATGTGCCGTATGGGGGCGCCTGATTACATCGTGACATTGCGTAAGCCTGGTGACAATCCGGAGCCCATCGCACATCCGGATGGATTTACCCAGTTTTTCGGGCAAGAGGAACCTGAGGGTATCAAAGGAGTTGAACGACCTGCGCCCGATCCAGAGTTGTTTGATAAAAAGCAGAAATATAATACGGAGCCTATGTATAGCCATCAAGTATGGCGCCGATATGCTAATTCTGTATGGGCGGATATCCGCCAAACACATACGCTGAATTATAAAGCAGCTCGTGATAATAAGGATGAACGTCATATTTGCCCGTTACAGCTAGATACGGTGGCTCGTTGCATAGAATTGTGGAGTAATCCAAATGATATCGTACTTGATCCGTTTGCCGGTATTGGTACTGTACCAGTTATGGCACTTCGTATGGGGCGTAGGGCTTTAGGTTTTGAGCTAAAAGAATCGTATTACAACCAATCAATTATTAATATTCAGGAGGATTTAAACAATGATTAAAGTTGAAGTTCAAGGAGTTAATGTACTAGATGTATATAACCAGCTAAAAGCTGTGTTAAATCAATTCAGAAGTTTTGTAGATAACGACAGAGCAATGGATGATAAAGCCCCTGGCATAGTAGATACAGTGGTATCTACAGTAGCGACACCGTCCGTGTGCGTATCTAATCTCACACCACAAGATACGAATCAAGGTGTGCCTACTACAACAGTAGCAGTGCAACCAAACTCCGTATCCATGACGGCTCCTAATGCGGCTGTACAAGTTACTCCTACTCAAGTAGCTGTTACGGCACCAACTGTCAACGTGGCAACTGATGCCCAAGTACAAACTGCAGCACCTTTGCAAACACCTGTTACTGCTCCGGTATCCCAAGAAGTTAAGAAGTATACATTGCCTGAAATTCAAGCGGCTCTTGCGCCATTACTTGACGCAGGGAAAGCTGTAGAATTGCAACAATTAATGGCACAATTCGGTGTTCAATACTTGGGTGAAGTACCTGAGAACAGATACCCTGAATTAGTAAATGCAATTAGAGGATTGGGGGCAAGAATCTAATGGCACCTCGATCACATGCATTATTAAACGCATCGGGGTCGCACCGGTGGCTGCATTGTACAGCCGCCCCTCTTCTAGAGGAGAACTTTCCCGATAGCACATCTGTATATGCAAAGGAAGGAACCCTGGCACACGAACTGTGTGAGTTAAAACTACAGAAGTATACCACGGCCATGGCGAAATCCACATACACTCGCAAGTTCAACAAAATCAAAAAGGATGAATTGTGGCAACCAGAAATGGACGATACCTCGGAAACATACCTTGAATATGTCAAAGGTGTCATGTTAGGTTGCACAGCAACTCCAGTAGTAGCCATTGAAAAACGCGTTGACTTTAGCCGTTATGTACCCGATGGATTCGGAACGGCTGACTGTATCATCCTATCCGGCGACACTTTGCACATCGTTGATTATAAGCACGGAAAAGGGGTAGTTGTTAATGCGGAACACAATCCACAAATGATGTTATATGCCCTCGGCGCGATTGACGCATATAGATTACTCTATATGTTTAATACGGTCAAAATGACTATCGTGCAGCCCCGTGTTAATAATATCAGCGAATGGGAAATCCCTACGGCAGAACTACTGGAGTGGGGTAATACATTCGTCAAACCTCGTGCAGACGAGGCTATGTCTGGCAACGGTAAATTTGAACCTGGCGACTGGTGCAGATTCTGCAGGGCGAAACAACAGTGCAAAGCTCGATATGAGGCAAACGACTCATTGCACAGTGCGCTAGTTGCTAATCATGATCCTCGACTTATCTCGATGACAGAACTCGGTGAATATCTTCGTCGAGGGAAAGACGTCGCTGCTTGGCTCGAGGATATGAAAGACTACGCACTCACTGAATCTCTTAATGGGGTGACAGTCCCTGGCTGGAAAGCCGTAGAGGGTCGTGGTAGTCGGGCATTTCAAGACACCGATGCTGCGATTGACACTTTAATCAAAGCAGGCATCGATGAAAGCATTCTATATGAACGCAAGACATTAACATTGGCTCAGATGGAAAAGACCATCGGTAAAACCCAATTTAATGATATGGTAGGCGACATGATCGTTAAGAAAGCAGGCAAGCCTACCCTAGTTGAGGAATCCGATAAGCGCCCTCGGATTACCAATCAACCTACTGCGGCGCAAATATTTAATGTATCTAATGATAATAATGGAGGTAATTAATTATGTCATTCGTTCCACAACCAACTGAAGTATTATTGCAAAATGTTCGTGTATCCTATTGCCATCTATTAGAACCTTGGGCTAATTCCACACAGCCTGGTGCTAAACCTAGATATTCAGCTACTATTCTTTTGCCTAAAACTGATGTAGCTCAACACCAAGCACTTATGAATGCTATCGAGGCTGCCATTCAAGCCGCGCGTACCAAATTCGGCGCACGTGTTCCAGCACAGCCTAAAGTACCAATTCATGACGGTGATGGTTACACGCAATCTGGTAAGGAATTTGGCCCTGAATGTAAAGGTCATTGGGTATTTACAGCAGCGCAAGACGCTAGTTATAAAGTTGAAGTAGTAGATCTTCAAGGTAATCCTCTCACAAATCCTACGCAAGTATACTCCGGCATGTATGTCAATGTACTTGTTCGATTCTTCTTCTACTCCAATCAATCCACTGGTATCGGATGTGGTTTAGGTCCTGTTCAAAAAGTACGCGATGGTGAAGCATTGGGTAGCATGCCTGTAGCTGCATCCTCTGTATTTGGTGCACCTCAAGGTAGCGCAGCTAATGTATATACTGGTGCTCCAGTAGCAGGTCAACCTGTGCAACAACAAGCACCTCAACAAGGTTATGTACAACCGGCATATGCTACGACACCTCAGCAATCCGTGCAGCAGGCTCCTGTAGGGATTAACCCTGTAACTGGTCAACCTTACTAATAGGTGCCTGATATGAGGCATCTAAGTATTGATATAGAAACATATTCATCGACTGATATCTCATTCGGAGTGTACAAATATACTGAATCGCCTGATTTCGCCATATTACTATTTGCGTATTCCTACGACTTTGGTTCTGTTGAAGTTGTAGATTTAGCGCAAGGAGGGGTAATTCCTGACAGTGTAATTCGTGATTTATTAAGCCCAGATGTAATCAAGCACGCTTACAATGCACAATTTGAAATTACATGTCTAAATCGTGCAGGGTTACTCACATCGGTTGATCAGTGGCAATGCACGATGATTCACGGTGCCTACCTAGGATATCCTATGGGCCTAGCCTTACTCGGCAAGGCCCTGGGATTACCTCAGGATAAGAAAAAGGATGCATCGGGGAAAGCACTTATCAAGTACTTTTGTACGCCATGTAAGCCTACTAAACGTAATGGGGGTCGTACCCGTAATCTACCTAGACACGATATGGATAAATGGAATGCTTTTATCGAGTACAACCGCCAGGACGTTGTGACCGAGATGGAATGTTATCATAGATTAGCTTCTTTCCCTGTACCTGATGATACGTGGAAAGATTGGTATCTTGATATCCAAATCAATAGTAGGGGGGTGCGCATCGACCATGAATTGGTTGAGGGTGCCTTATACATTGATGAAGAAAATCGCGAAATGTTGATGAATGAGGCTTATCAAATTACGGGACTTAGCAACCCTAACAGCCGGAATCAATTACTTGATTGGCTAAACAATAATACTAATGTTAGTCTTGAAAAGTTAACTAAGGACACTGTGGCCGATGCTCTGACGGATGCTGATGACGTTGCAGCAAAAGTGCTTATGATTCGGAAGAAACTTGCGAAGTCATCAGTATCTAAATACACCATGATGGATGGTGCTATGGGCGCAGATCTTCGTCTTAGGGGAACGTTACAATTCTATGGTGCCAACCGTACCGGACGCTGGGCGGGTCGTCTTATCCAGGTGCAGAACCTGCCGAGAAATTACATCGAAAACCTCGACACGGCTCGGCATCTCGTTAAGACCAAAAACCGTCAAGGGTTAGAACTTCTGTACGGTGATGTATCGGATACGCTATCTCAATTAATTCGTACCTCACTTATTGCTGAAAAGGACAATACATTATGTGTGGCCGACTTCTCGGCCATTGAGGCTCGTGTTATCGCCTGGTTATCGGGAGAACATTGGCGGCAGCGAGTATTCGCTGAGGGCGGAGATATATACTGTGCTTCCGCATCATCGATGTTTGGTGTTCCCGTTGTTAAACATGGCGAGAATGGGCACCTTAGACAAAAAGGTAAAGTCGCTGAATTGGCACTCGGCTATCAAGGCGGAGTGAATGCATTAAAAGCCATGGGAGCTCTTGATATGGGACTCCATGAGGAGGAATTACCAGAAATCGTAAATTTGTGGCGTAACGCATCACCTAGAATACGAGATTTATGGTATGCCGTTGAGAACGCGGCCGTGTACACCGTTACTACCGGGAATCCTATAGGCCTTGACCACGGCATTATGTTTCGTTTGGAAATTGATCCAATATATGGATACCGATATATGACGATTGAACTACCTAGCGGACGTAAGCTGTTTTATCCTAGCCCAAGCATTAAACAGAATGCATTTGGTAAGGATGCTGTGCATTTTAAGACTAAGGTAAATGCTGCATGGGTTACTGAAAGTACCTATGGGGGTAAGTTAGTCGAAAACATCACGCAAGCAGTCGCTCGCGATTGTTTAGCATTAACATTACGCCGATTGGAGGATGTAGGATATCAAATTATCATGCACATCCATGACGAAGCTGTACTTGAAATCAATAAGCATAACGCAGAATCAATACTGGATGATGTTAATGCTATATTCTCAATCGCCATACCTTGGGCAGACGGGCTGCTATTATCATCCGCAGGATTTACTAACGACTATTATATGAAAGATTAGGAGGGGATACACTTGCAAAACGATAAACTGATTACCATCAGTATCGGTGCGAGTCGCACATCAAAGCAATGGACCCATACGGAGATGTTATGGTCCGAGTTTTGTGAACGCCTCAAAATCCCCGTTCGTACAACAGAAACCGTGGACGAGTACCACAGATTGCCAAAATCTGAGAAAAGTAAGTTAAAGGACATAGGCGGCTTTGTTGGTGGTACGTTAAACGGTCTACAACGTAAAGCTATTAACGTGTCTGGGCGTGATCTGATTACTCTTGATATGGATGCCATATCGCCTGGGGAAACTGAGAACGTCGCCCGCACGATTGACAGCCTCGGCATGGCTTATGCCATCTACTCAACCCGTTCTCACACTGTGCATCGTCCGCGGTTACGCGTTATCGTCCCGACTGATAGAACGATGACACCTGACGAGTATGAGCCTATCGCCCGTAAGTTAGCGGAGCTCATCGGCATTGGTATGATGGACGGAACTACGTTCGAAGCTTCTCGGCTTATGTACTGGCCGTCATGTCCTAACGATGCTCAATATGTATATTATGTAGGCGATAAGGCTTTCTTATCTGCTGACGGTATGCTCGGTCAATATACTGATTGGCGCGATGTACGTTCTTGGCCACAGGTACCTGGTAAGGAAGCATCGCAGCATGAGAAACAGCTACTTGCGAAACAAGCTGATCCGAGAGAAAAGCCAGGTATTGTAGGTGCTTTTTGTCGAATATATGGCATCCGTGAGGCGATTGATAAATTCATACCTCATGCATATGTCGATGTTGACGGCAGCGAGGACCGTTTAACGTTCGTTACTGGCTCAACGGTAGCAGGGGCGGTTATATATGATGACGATACATTCCTGTTCAGTCACCATAATACTGACCCGTGCAGTGGTCAACTGGTTAACGCCTTTGACCTTATCCGGCTGCATAAGTTCCACAGCTTAGACGAGACTGCTAAGGACGGAACACCTGGGCACAAACTGCCATCTTACATGGCTATGTCTAAACTAGCTATGCAAGATACGGTAGTCGTTAATGAACTCAACATGGCTCGCGCCCGAGAATCGGCATCAAATGTATTTGCTGATATTATCACGGACGTATCGGCTCATTCTGAGACATCCGATCTCGACCCTAATGCGTTGACGAACGTTGACTGGATGAAAAGCTCGACATTAAAGTACGACGAGAATGGTCGACCTAAGAACACATTAGATAACATGCTTAAAATCATGCACCATGATCCGGCGCTTGTCGGTAGACTTGCCTATGATAGATTTGGTTCGAGATACGTGGCAAAAGGAGCCCTACCATGGAACCCAACACCAGGACTTCGCATATGGACAGACGCAGATGATGCGGGCTTACGGTGGTACCTAGAAAATAAATATGATATCACCGGCAAAGATAAAATCATGGATGCCCTCATTATGTGCGCTGAGCAAAATGGATTTAATGAAGTACTAGATTACCTTAACGGGTTATCCTGGGACGGCATTGCTCGATTAGATACCATATTCATCGACTACTTAGGGGCTGAGGATAATGTGTATACTCGTGCAGCCGCTAGAAAGTCATTTACGGCGGCAGTAGCGCGAGCGTTTGAGCCTGGATGCAAGTATGATACGATGCCAATTCTTATCGGCGGTCAGGGTATCGGTAAAAGTACTCTTATCCGCACGATGGGTAAGAAGTGGTATGCTGATGGCTTAAACACCTTTGAAGGTAAGGAAGCTGCAGAAGGTATTCAAGGTAAATGGATTATAGAAGCTGGTGAAATGGCCGGGTATTCAAGGGCTGAAGAAAATGCATCTAAGCAATTCCTAAGTCGTCAAGTAGATGTATTTCGTCAGGCTTATGGCCGACGTACGCAAGAGTACCCACGGCAGTGTGTATTTTTTGGCAGTACGAATCAGTATGAGTTCCTAAAAGATATCACAGGCAATCGCCGATTTTGGCCTATTGATCTTGAAATGACGACTCCACGAAAGAACATATTTGTTAATCTTCCAGGGGAAGTTGACCAGTTATGGGCGGAGGCCTTGTATCGTTATAAAAGCGGGGAAAGCCTCATTATCGAGGATGACCCGGCTGTACTAAAACTGGCTGATGCGGCAAGAGATGCACATATGGAATCAAATACCAAAGCAGGACTGATTAATGAGTTTTTATTAATCAAGGTGCCTTTAAATTGGAATGTGATGAGTCGGAGCGCCAGGAGGACGTATCTTAGCATGAATGCTAAACCTGCCGAGGGTCAAGAGTTAGTATACCGTGACCGTATTTGTGCGGCAGAGGTTTGGTGGGAATGTTTTGGGAACGACCCAAGTCGAATGAAGAAGATCGAGACTAGGGAAATTAATCAGATATTGGCGGACTCCCCGTACACAATGGGCGGAAGTCAGTTGATGAGATTTGGTGAATATGGACATCAAAGAGGGTTCAGAATCAACGAGTCAAAACTGAAATTATAACGTTAACATTCTCAATTAAGCGTTAACATTCTCAGTATTTTTGTTAACATTAGAATGTTAACGAATTCGGAGAATGTTAACGTACTATGTTAACGCATAAAGTCAGTAATTATCTATATTCATATAGGTTGGTTAACATTGTTAACATTATATACTGGTAAATATCAAAACAAAGAGTTTTAAGAAAAAATACGCCCTTTACAGCCTTAATTTGAACCCTCATATACGCGTATGTAAACATGTTAACGTCTAAAAATTTCAGAGGTGAGAAATGTTAGAAAAGGATATCGAGAGAAAATTAGTTGCAGGCGTCAAACGTTCGGGAGGTAAAGCATATAAGTTTGTATCCCCTGGCAATGTCGGTGTGCCTGATCGTATCGTTATATGGCCGAATGGTGTTATTCATTTCGTAGAATTGAAGACATCCAAAGGTGTACTTTCGAGATTGCAGGGAGCCCAAGCCCGTGAACTTCAAAAACTAAACCAAAAAATATTTGTGTTAAAAGGTGCTGATGCCGTGGCTGGTTATTTGGATCAATTCGCAGAAGAATTCGGGGTGAAAGCGTAATGCAGTTTATCCCGCATGCGTATCAGCGATATTGTATCGACAAGACCGTTAATCAAAATAAGATAGGGTTATTCCTAGATATGGGTTTAGGAAAAACGATTATCACGTTATCTGCCATATACGAATTAAAGTACTCCCGATTCGCCATTCGTAAAGTGTTAATCATAGCGCCTAAGAAAGTAGCGGAGGCTACATGGCAACGAGAAGCACGAAAATGGGACGGTGTAGGTATATTAAGGATATCTACTGTATTAGGTAGCCTGAAAAAGCGTATTAAGGCTTTAAACACACCTGCCGACATATACATCATCAATCGCGAGAATGTAACGTGGTTAGTTGATTACTACAAGAATGCGTGGCCATTTGACATGGTAGTTGTGGATGAATCTAGTTCCTTTAAAAACCACACAGCTAAGCGTTTTAAATCATTAGCCTATATGCATAACCACATCAAGCGTATGGTGTTGTTAACAGGTACGCCAGCCCCTAATGGGTTAATCGACTTATGGGCACAAGTGTATTTATTAGACCGCGGCGAGTCGTTAGGTAAAACGTACACAGGATTTAGAGATTACTATTTCGAGCCCGATCAGAGGTCACGCGAAATGGTGTACTCCTATAAACCTAAATCCGATTCAAATGACAGTATCATGGCGGCAATATCTGGGTTATGTATATCCATGAAAGCCAGTGACTATTTGGAGCTACCTCCAGTCATCAACGATATTAAATATGTGCAGTTAGATTCAAAAGCTAAAAAGGCATACGAAGATATGGAACGCACATCTGTATTAGAGTTGATTGAAGCTGGCGAAGATATCACAGCTTTGAGTGCAGCAGCATTATCTACAAAGCTACAACAGTTAGCGAATGGCGCCGTATATGATGGCGATAGGAATGTTCACGAGATACATGGCTGTAAAATTGAGGCTTTTATGGAACTTGTAGAACAGTTGAACGGCAAGCCTGCATTAGTGTTTTACAATTTTAAACATGACTGTGAACGACTAAAAGCAGCATTAGCTAAGACTAAACTACGTGTCCGTGAGTTAAAGGGTGCCGATGATGAGATAGCGTGGAATGCTGGAGAGATTGATATTCTATTAGCACATCCGGCTAGTACGGCATACGGGCTTAACTTACAAGACGGCGGGAACCATGTAATATGGTTCGGGTTAAATTGGAGTCTTGAGTTATATCAACAAGCTAATAAGCGGCTACACCGCCAAGGTCAAATGGAGAAGGTAATTATCCATCATCTAATATGTGAGGGAACTCGTGATGAGGATATGATGGACGCACTAGCGCAAAAGGACCGGGCGCAGGAATATGTGCTGCAAAGTTTAAAAGCGAGAATTGATAAATACAGAAAGGATGATTAATATGGATCATTTTATAATGGCGGGATTATTCGGAGTTATTGTAATAATAGTGTGTTACACGACTATTCAAGTTATAGATATTGTTGATAAACGAAAATACAAGACTGTGTACGGGTTAACCCCAGGTAGATTGTATGAGCAACCAAAGAATCCCCCGCCGCCACCTACTAGGCTATCAGCTAGTGAAGAGCTAAGTCGTTACATAGCGAATGAAGAATTGAGACGTTTCGGAGAAGCAACGAATCGATTTGGTATAAATATGGGAAGAAGTATACTAGATAGACCTCATAGACCTTCCAGACCTTCTGAACCTCCTAGACGCATAGATAAGCAATGTGATGATATCAACCATCCTAGTCATTATACACAAGGCGATATCGAGGTTATCGATTACATCGAAGACAAGAAACTAGGATATCGATTAGGTAATGTTGTGAAGTATGTATCCAGAGCTGGGCATAAGGATGATGCTATTAAGGATTTGAAAAAAGCCCGTTGGTATTTAAATCGGGAAATTGCAAAGAGGGAAGAGCATGACAAAAGTCGAGCGTCTACTAATTAACAAAGGGCACTATCTAGATGACACGTATCAACTTGTCATGGATATAGTTAAGGTTGTAGATAATCTCAAAGATAATGTTGCCGAGAGATTAGATGATGACCTGAGTGATGATGCATACGCCATGTGTGAGGAGATGTTCACTGCTGTCGAGCAATGCAAAGCAGACATGGTAGAAGCCATTGAGGATATTGTCGAACGTATGGAGGTAAAGAATGCAAAAGCGTAGGAGTAGGGCAGATGTGATTGTAGGTGCCATACAGTCAGATTTAAGTCTTGCCATCATACGAGCCCGTAATAGGCAACTGAGATCACCTATGCTAGATGATAGAATTCGTGAAAGCGGATACATTGACGGATTACTACGAGCACAGATGATTATCAGTAAATATGGAGATTATCGAGTATGATGGCTAAGGAAGAACTACAAGCTGTCCGCCATACTGAGCAGCGAATGCGTGCGTTAGAGATTCAGCTAGGTGCGATTAACCGAGATTTACATTCAGAAGCTATACAGATATGTGAATCGGGAGATGCTATGCCACGAATTAGTAAGCACTTACAAGAATGTAGGGAGGAACTGAACAGAGAATGGGATGAGTTGATTGATTCTCGAAACAAGGTCAAGCAAGTCATCAACCAAATAGCTGACGGACAATATAGGGATGTATTGAATCTCAGATATATTAATGCATTGCCATGGGAGCAGATAGCTGTCGAGTTAGGGTATTCGTGGCGACAAGTTCACAGACTTCACAAGAAAGCAATCGCTGAATTTGAAAAGATGGCATAGAATGGCACACTCTTAATTTAATATAATGTAAGTGTAGTAGATAGCAGGCAGTGTCTGGCCCGCACAATATGTCTGCCTGCTGCACTGCCCCGGGGTAGACCTTACTTAGTTGAGGTCTACCCTTTTTTATTGAGTATCAATGATAACTCCTAATTGAGAAAATGAAAATTTGGAAAAGGTACTCCGCGGGCGAAAAATGGCCGCTGGTCGCCCCCGCGCGAAGATTGTCTCTGTGTGGGAGAAATTTTACTGTTGAAAGTTGAATGTCAAGAGACAGAAAGGAGGTCGTCAATGGCCGACGCAAAACCGAGAGTCAAATTCAATACCGCAGGCGATTTGCTCGTATCGACCGCACAACTTTGCGACCTTCTTCGAGTATCACCTGAAATTATTTCTAGGCATCATAAATCAGGGATGCCGAAAGCTGCCACTGGGTGGTGGAATCTTAGGGAGGTGCTTGCTTATCTCGGACATGCAAAAAGTGATAAAGCAAAAGACCAATCTGCAGCCACTCGAAAGTTAGTTGCTGAAGCTGACTTAAAGGAGTCTAAAGCAGCGCGTGAGAAAAAGTTACTCGAAATATTAGAGGGCGAATACATATCTCGTGCCGATGTCGCAAAGGAATGGTCTGGGCGAGTACTCGAATTAAAGTCGTCGTTTATTAAACTGGCGAAACGAATTGCGAGTGAATTCACGGATCCAGAGGAACGGGCGAATGTAGAAAAGGTGGTGAATGACGTTGTCGAAGACTACCTCGAAAGCTACGCTCGCAAGGGCGAGTACACGCCGGAAATCAAAGTCAGTCGAAAAACAAAGGCCAAGGGTTGATTGGTTTCCTGAAGAGCTTGAAGCGTTCAAGCCTCCAGAACGATATACGGTTTCGGAATGGGCGGATAACTTCAGGGTACTAACAAGTGTATCAGCGGAGCCAGGTAGATGGCGGACAAATCGAACACCGTATCTCAAAGAACCGATGGATAGATTCACTGATCCACTCATTGAAAAAATAGTTCTTTGCTTTGGGGCACAGCTAGGTAAGACAGAAACAGAACTTAACATGATAGGGTATGCACTAGATCAAACATCCTCCCCTACCATGATGGTGTATCCAACAGATACCATCGCTAAGTTCGCTAGTGATAAGCGTGTGCAGCCTATGATTAAATCTGTCAAATCAATTAGTGACAAGTTTGATGAGAATAGTAAATTGCTGGAGTTAGATTTCAACAACGGCAATTACATGGTGCTTGTGGGGGCGAACTCTCCGAGTAGCCTTTCAAGCCGTTCAATCAAATATCTATTTTTCGATGAAATCGACAAGTATCCCGCCTTTGCAGGTAAGGAGGCAGACCCAATCAAACTGGCGACAGAACGTACAAAAACGTTCGTCGATAAAAAAATCGTGATGGTGTCTACTCCTACGGTTGAGTCGGGTAATATTTGGCAGGCGTTCATGAGTGCAAATGAGCGTCGACAATATTACGTGCCATGCCCGCATTGTGGTGTGTCGCAGACCTTCAAGTTTAAGCAGATAAAATGGCCTGAAGAACACAATGATAATGCGGACATGATACGTGATACAGCGTACTACGAATGTGAGCATTGCGGCGAACGTATTTACGACAAGCACAAAATGGAAATGTTAAGACGTGGCGAATGGAGAGCGGTAAACGAATCGCAAAGTAAAGTCCGCTCGGTATCGTATCACTTATCGTCTATATATTCACCCTGGGTCACATTCGGGGACGTTGCCTATGAGTTTAAGAATTCAAAAGACACGCCTGCTACGTTGATGAACTTTATCAACTCGTGGTTAGCGGAGCCGTGGAGAAGTTCTAAAACTAAAAACACACAGAATCTGGAGTTTACACAATCTTCGTATCCGTGTGGCGTCGTGCCAGATAAAGCAGTATTACTTATAGCTTCGGTTGACGTACAACTCGATCACTTCTGGTGGGAAGTAAGAGCATATGCACCAGGTGTCAAGTCTTATCTGATTGATTATGGACAGGCAAGCACATGGGAAGATTTAGAAGAAATAATCATTAACCGCGAATATCCATCAGAGTACGGCGAACCTCGACAGGTGATGAAAGCCGGCATTGACTCAGGCTTTAGAACGGATGAAGTATATCAGTTCTGTTCTAGATTCCCTGAAGTTTGTATTCCAGTTAAAGGTTCTTCAAATCATAGTACGATGGCAGCACCATACACTATGACATCACTAGAAAAGGGTGTCGTAGGCGGATTGAAGTTGTATGTGCTAAACACTGATTATTGGAAGGACTTTATATTCGCAAGGATGATAAGACCTGCAGACGAAGTCGGTACGATTCATTTATACAAAGACTGTCCACAAGAGTATTCTGATCATTTAAGGTCAGAAGAAAAGCAAGAAATCAGAAATGTGAAAACAGGTGCGGTAACGGTGCAATGGAAACCGCTCACTAGCCATCCTGTTAATCACTTACTTGATACATGCACCTACAATGCTGCTGTAGCAGATATTGCGGGCGTTAAATATTTAATTGAACCAGAAGCTTATGAAGAAACCGAAGAGGTTGAAACCTACGATGATTATGGTGGTGGCATAGGCAATACTGGACATTGGTTTAGATAGGAGGTGAACCATGGGCGATGTAAATGAACAATTGGAACGTGTCCGCCAAGTTATTGAGGATATCGAAACAAAAGGATACTCCGAGCTACAGATTGGCGGCAAACGATTCAAGGCAATTGACTTGCCTGTACTTTATGCACGCGAACAAACGTTAATGCAACGTGTACATGAGGAGGCAAATGGCTATCAAATGGATGCATTTGTAACATGGGGTGGACGATGAATATTATTGACAAAGTAATTGGATGGGTGAGTCCACGACGTGCGTATGAGCGCCAGTCCTACCGTGATGCACTACGTCAATATGATGCGGCATCTATGGATAGGTTGAGCAGTGATTGGCAACCCGCATATGGCACTGCCGAACAGCTTGCGACTGGTTCACGTGATATTATTCGCGGACGTGCAAGAGCTGCAGAAATGAACAGTGACTTAGCTGAGTCCGCTGTTATTGCTTTATTGCGAAATGTAATCGGAGCGGGTATTGTTCCGCAGGCGAAAGTTAGAAATCGTTCAGGAAAGTTGAACGGTGAACTAAATAAGAAAATCGAGAAGGCTTGGGCCAAATGGTCTGAACCTGAAAATGCAGACATTAGGGGTATTTCTAGTTTCTATGAATTACAAGAAATGGCCCTAAGACGAATGGTGTATGATGGTGAAATTTTGGTAAATAAAACCTCACAAGGCGAGTACATACCTCTATCTATTCAACTAATAGAAGCTGAAAACATAGGGGCGGTGAGTATTACAAACGGTAAGAATAACATCATCAATGGTGTTGAAGTGACTGAACATGGCAGACCAGTAGCTTACCATGTGAGTCAAACTGATCCAATGGGTTTACGAACTTTTGATACGGTTAGACTAACAACCGAACAAGCATTTTTGTTATTTAAACCTAAACGACCTTCCCAAATCCGGGGTGTAAGCTTACTGGCGTTAGTCTTACGTAGAATTCACGATATCGATGAATACATGGATGCTGACTTAATTGCGGCTCGTGTCGCAGCATGTTTTAGTGCTTTTGTAACCTCACAAAACTCGGGAAAACAAGCCACACTATTACCACGAGATAAAAAAGGTAGACCTAACATCACAATGGCACCAGGCATGGTTAGACATCTCAGCCCTGGTGAATCGATTGAGTTTGCAGATCCTAAACGTAATGCAGGGACTGCGAGCGAATATTCGGCAACTCAGACCAGACGTATTGCGTCCGGTCTTGGTATGAGCGCTGACATCGTAGCGCGTAATATATCTGGGAATTTCTCAGCTGCAAGGCAAAACTTGTTAGAGGACCAAAAGACATTCCGTCAAGTACAGAAATTTGTAATCAGACACTTCTGTATGCCGATTTGGAAAGCTTTTATTGATGCTCTTTACTTAGTCGGCGAATTACCATCAGACTACTTAGCGAACAAGGACAAATACCAAGAGGTAGCTTGGCTTGCTCCAGGGTGGTCTTGGATTGATCCTGTTAAGGAAGTTAACGCCAATAAAGAAGCAATCAAATCCGGACTTACAACATTAGAAGATGTATGTGCAGCATCTGGCCGCGATTGGGAGGAAGTTCTTGAACAAAGAAAACTCGAACAAGATAAAGCCAAGGAGTTGGGGGTATTGCTAGATTATTCCAGTGAGTTGCAACCGCTAACGATGGGCGATGATGACACTACAAAGGAAGGAGCTGATGGCTAGTAATGAGTGAACATCAAAAGCGCAGCATTCTTGGTAATTATTGCCGAGAATCTACTATTGACAACGTCGATACCGACAGTCGGACAGTAGAATTATCTTTCTCTTCCGAAACGCCATATGGCCGTTGGTTCGGCGATGAAATCCTTTGCCACGACGAAGAGTGCATCAACCTTGAGCGCTTTAATAATGGTTTAGGAACAGCGTTGTTTAATCACGACAGGGATGCAGTCGTGGGACACGTTGAGAAAGTTTGGATTGAAGATAATCGAGGAAAAGCGTTAGTGCGTTTCGATGAAGACGAAAAATCCGACATGATTTTCAAAAAGGTACAATCCGGGACGCTACAAGGGGTAAGCGTTGGGTATTCCATTAAGCGATATGAAGTACTTGATGATAAAGATTCTATATCCAGTAATGGCAGATTCAAGGGCCCTGATACTTATGTAGTTACGGATTGGGAACCTTTGGAAATCAGCATTGTATCTGTTCCTGCTGACCTAACTGTAGGGGTAGGACGAAGTGCTGAAGAAATTCATACGAGTATTAACACACAGGAGGAAGAAAGAAGTATGGATCCAAAAGATGTTTTAAAAACTGAAGAAGTAAAATCTACAGAGCCAGTTGAAACTGGTATCACACAGGCAGACCTTGCTAAAGCGATGGAAGCTGAACGCAAGCGTACATCCGAAATTACGGCCTTATTCCGAGACTTCGACGTAGAAGGTGCAGACGAAGCAATTGTAACGGGTGTATCTGTTGACGAAGCGCGCGAAATGGTAATGGACCAATTACGGGCGCGTAACAAAGGTGTATCCGTAACAATGGGCGAAGCTGAAACTGATAAGTTCCGTGCTGCCGCACAAGATGCGGTATTAATGGCAGCAGGTTTATCTGTAGCAGAACCGGCACCCGGTGCTAATGAATTGCGCGGCTATTCCATGATTGAGTTGGCTCGTGAGTCCTTACAACGTGAATGTGATACTAAAGCTAAATTTGGCGATAATATGGAAATGGCACGTGCGGCTATTAATTCCACATCTACATTCCCTGCAATCATGTCTAACTTGGCTAATAAATCCGTAATGGTTGGTTTTAATGAAGCAGAAACTACATTCCAAATTTGGGCAGGCAAAGGCTCTAACCGTGATTTCAAGGAAGCTGCACGCGTAGCATTGTCTGAAGCTGGCAACCTTGAGTTAGTACCGGAAGGCGGTCAATTCCAACAAGATGTCTTCAAAGAAGCATCTGCTCGTACTAAAGTGGCTACATACGGCAAAATTTTTAGCTTGACCCGTCAAGCAATCATCAATGACGATTTAGGCCTATTCTCCAAAATCGCTACTAAATACGGTTCTGCTGCAAAGCGTTTGGTAAATAAAATGGTATACGCTCAATTAACTGGCGACGTTAAAATGCAAGATAACATAGCCTTATTTGACGATAAGCATGGCAATGTTGCTAAGACAGGCGAAGCATTATCCATTAAAGCAATCGCTAAAGCGATTACTGCTATGCGTCGTCAAAAAGGTATTCAAGGCACAGCTAATTTAAACATCACTCCTAAATATTTAGTAGTACCACCAGAATTGGAAGTAACAGCTTACCAAATTGTTAACTCTACTGCAGCAGTAGATGGTACAAATCCCGGTGTGGTTAACCCTTACAAAGGTCGCTTCGTAATTGTGGCAGATGCAGAATTAACTGATCCAGATGCGTGGTACTTAGTAGCTGATGCAAGTCAACATGACACTATAGAAGTAACTTACTTGAATGGTGTTGAAACTCCACGTTTAGAAACTCGTCAAGGTTTTGATGTAGATGGCATTGAATATAAAGTAGCATTTGATTGCGGCGTAAGTGCACTTGATTTCCGTGGTGTATATAGAAACGCTGGTAAATAATTAGGGGGTAACATATATGATGACACAATTCGTAATGGATACTGATCGTATCAATTTCACAGCTACCGCTCCTGTAAAAGTAGGCGATATTGTAGAAGTCGGTAAATTGCATGGAGTTGCAATTACTGACATTGCTAAAGGTGAAGTTGGCGCTGTAAAAGTAACAGGCGTATTTAAAGTAGCCGCTAATAAAGCAGATACTTACGCTGTTGGCGATTTAGTTCAATTTTTAACAGACAAAGCAGTAAAAACAGGTGGTAAAGTTCTTGGCATGGCTGTAGAACCTAAGACAGCTGCACAGGAAACAGTGACAGTAATGTTGTTACAACCTACTGCGTAAATAATTACAAAGCGCCCTTTTTGGGCGCTTATGAGGTAAAACTAATGCTGAAATATGATGATAAAGCGTTACTATCTGTATTCGGTGAAAAGATTACCTACAAAGGCCAAGATATCAAAGCAAGTGTGGAAATTGGCGAATATGATGGCAAGGGTTCCGGATTCGTCGATAAAGCACTAGCCGATAAGGCTCAAATTTGGGTGCGTGCTAAGGATGTTCCTGAACCACGATCAAAAGACGAAGTATATATCAACGGCGCTAAATGGTACGTTGACCATGTATCAAACTTTGACGGCACGATGTATTGTTTGGAAATTGTCCATAACGTGAGGGCGGTGAGACCGTAATGAGTAATGAGCCGATTACAATTACAGACACAGCCACGCCTTATCTGAATTTCATTGCGGAGACTAAGCCGGATTGGATGCGTAAAGCGTTAAAATCCACAGGTTGGATGATGCAAAAGGAAATCAAGCAGGGCATCCGGTCGGGTGCACCAGGTGGACGTAGATATCCTAACTTCATGGCGCCGGCGCGACGTGCTGCATTTGAGTCAGCATTTGGTGCTAAACTTCGCAAAGCATACCAAAGTGGCGGACGAGCTGAACGAGAGGCCTGGGGCTCGAAATCGCGAAATGCCTTACTTGATATGGGTATTAGTGCCAGGACAATCGGATATAGTCCTCTTGGTAAGCTATCGAATGCAGTCGGTTATCAATATGACAAGGGCAAACAATCCGTTCGTGTCGGGTGGTTATCTAATTCGGCTAAACGGTTAGGCGAACGTATCGAGGAAGGATATACCAAGCAGATTACAGAGCCTATGCGCAAAAAGCTATTTGCCGCAGGCGTACCGCTACCGAAGGGAAAATCGATGTTTAAAATTCAGCCACGTCATACTTATGGTCCTATGAAAGCAGCGTTACAGCCTAAGCTTAAACCTTATATCGAGGATAAGATAGGCGACTATGCCATTTATGGCCCAGCTGCACAATCAGCATCTCGACGTAATTACAAGGTAAGGTGATTTGATGCAACAGACAATTCCACTGTCACGCATCGTTGAACGCTGGGCTGAGGCTCTAGCGAACGACGAGACGTTGACTAAATTTTGCAATGACAAATACGGAAAGCCGGCGCAACTGTATGTCGGATATGATGACGTAGAAGCACCGCTTGAAGAAGATTGCCCTTGCATCATATTGCTACCGAGTAATAAGAACGAAGGGCTTGCTGATACCTATACATACTCGTTAATGATTGTATGGGGGATCGTCCATGAAGGTGCAACGCGCATTAAGAATATTATTCGTTACGATGGAGCGCTAGAATCGGATAACCTAGGGCAGTTAATCATCGAATGCATTTGTAAGGTGAATCCAGCGTTTCCGATAATCGGCATTGATTATGAACTTGATAGCATGAATTGGCGTCCAGTATTCACTGGACGGTTAACAGCTACTATAGAAATTCCGCATGTAATCGGCGGAAATATTGAATATTAAAGGAGGAAATGCATATGGCAACAGCAAAACGTGCACAGGGCTCTCAGTCCCATGTGGCGATTGCGTTTGAGGCGGATTTTGGTACAACGCCATCCACTGGCGGTGTAATCACGCCAATCATATCTAGCTCCGTGAAAGCTAGTCAAAACTTAAATGACTCCACTGTGATACGTGGTGATCGTAATCCTGCAGCGCCATTCCGTGGCAACATCGACACGTCCGGTAGTTTAACCGTACCGGTTGGTGTTATTGACATCGGATACTGGCTAAAAGCTGCATTCGGGCAACCGACTTCTAATACGACTGGCCAAGCGCCAAATAAGAAGTCTGAGCACACATTTAAAATCGGCAACACAATGCCATCGCTAACTATTGAACAGGGATACCCTGATGTTAACGTATTCCAGCAATTCGCTGGGGTTCGAGTTAGTAAATTAGGTTTTAAGTTTGGCGGTGACTCCGAACTTACGGCATCTGTGGATGTAATGGGCTGCAAGGAAACATTAGCTGCTACTACATTCGATGCTGCAGCTAAGGCGGTAAATTTCTTACCGTTCCAAAACCTTAACGCGACTATCAAAGAGGGTGGCGTTACGGTAGCCAATATTCTAAGTTGTGATATCAACTTTGACTTCGGCTTGGACGGCGACTCTTACGCTATCGGCGGTAAAGGTTTTAGAACATACATCGACCCAGGAATTGTTTCAATCTCCGGAACGATTAAAGCGTTTTTCCAAAACAAAGACCTTTTAAACAAAGCGGTTAACGGTACGGAATCCAGCTTGGAATTGCGACTTGAACAAGATGACTGGTCGCTTACATTCAAGTTGCCTGAACTGGTATACGAACGACAATCTCCAGGTATTGACGGCCCTCGTGGTGTCAATATTGAATTACCATTTAAGGCGTACTATCGTGCAGATGCTGGTCGTTCTGCATCTATCATTACATTAGTTAATAATCAAGAACAATACTAGGAGGTGCCAACATGGCATTTGAAGATATCAAAGTAAGAGGCTTAACATTTGCTGAACGTGGTGAATTAATTAAATCTGGTTTAGACCCATTGTATACTCCAGTTCCGGAGGAAGCACCGGACACAGAACGTCTATTACGTTCTCGTGACCTTGCACAATGGATTATGCAACACATCTACGGCCTAACTGAAGATGAAATCAACGCAGCGCCAGACAATGATCTTATGGAAGTTGCGCTTGATACCATGCGCTTTACGCATGAAAAAAAGGCTGAAATCGAAAAAAACTAATTGATGCGTGGAGTTGGCTCAGTTCCGATAAGCCGAAATACTGCTCTGATTGTATCAAGATGCAACGTGAGACTAAACAACATTTTGATTGTTCGGAGTGTGAGTTTAATTCCCCGCATCAATTAGATGGAACGAGACAGGCAATGCGAGTATACAATGCCAGCCGAATGCAGCGACGTTGGCATCCAGGCGGTATTGCTGGATTCGATATGCCAGCGGTGTTAGAAGTGGCGAGGGCTTACGGCATTGAGCCACTACCGCACCTTATCGACTTACTCGTATTATTAGAAGCCAAAGAATTGGAGGTGGCGCACAAGAATGGCCAATAATTTAATTGATATTGTCGTTCAGCTGACCGATAAGAATACGGAAGCAGGACTCAAGAAAATTACAGCTAGTGCCGAAGGCGCCAAATCCGCCCTTGGCAAAATGAAGAATGACCTTATGGCGATAGGTGCTGGTGTTGGTGTTGTAGGCATCGGTGCCAAACTTGCCAAGGAGGCTATTCAATGGGATGTAGCCGTTAAGAAGTTATCAGGCATTACCGGTGCTACGGCTAAAGAAACAAGCGAACTATTAGCAGTGGCTAATTATATGGGCGTTGCTATGGAGGATAGTGCTGGTGCATTTGCTAAGTTTTCTAAGAATGTTGGAGCGGCCAAAGAGAAAATGGAAGTCGCTCGGGCAGAAGGAAAGCTCGGTACCGATATATTTAGTAAATTAGGCTACACGCTTGAAGATATCCAAGGCAAGAATACCGTTGAAGTATTCAAGATGATACAGGAACGTCTAAGAGGGATGAAGGACGGGGCTGAAAAGACTCGTGTCGAAATGGAACTCTTTGGACGTACTGGCTACCAAATGCACGCTATGCTTAATATGTCTGCTGAACAGATGGACAAAGTGGCTGAACGTGCCAAAGCAATGGGCCTTATCATCGACGACGAGACTGCAGCTAAATCCGCAAAGCTAAATCGGGAGTTAAAAGATTTAGAAAATACTGGAAAACGCCTAGCAGTATCCATCGGCCATGAGTTAGTTCCTGTGTTTAATGACTACGCAAAAGGCGTATTGGATGTAGCTAAAGAATTCGAGACAATGACCACCGAGCAAAAGGAAGCTATCGGAGGTATTGTCAAATTCGGTGCAGAAGCTGGCGCAGTGATTATAGTCATGCGATCACTAACTAGCGCACTCGGATTTATGCGATTGGCCACACTTGCCGCTGCAGGTCCTTGGGTAACATTAGCTACAGTAATTGGACTTGCTGGGAAAGCATTACTCGATTTTCGCTACAACGAAAAAACATCTGGCTCTTATATGGGTGTAGATGTTGATGGGAAGCGTATTCACAAAAATACGAACTCAACAAAAGGCCTGTCTGACAAGTTTAGGGAATCACATGATACTCGATATTGGATTGAGGATAGTGCGTGGCTTGGACTTGTAAAGAATGACCGCTTAGCTACTAAAGAGGAAGGCGCTAGAATCGATGCGGCATTAAAGCAAAAAGAAGAGGCGGATGCTGCAAAAGCGAAACTCGATGAAGAACTTGCAAAAGCGAAAGAGGACCTTGCTAATGGCGGATTAACGAATACCGAGGCTATTAATAAGGCGAATGAAGAGGCAGCTAAAGCGGCCAAAGCCCAAGAGCAGGCAGCTAAGAAAGCCCAACAAGCGGCTGAAAAGTTGACGAGTGCAGTGGAACGCATGGCCGATTTGTATCGGTCACTTACTTTACAAAGCCTACAAATTGATGGCAGTCAATACGAAATTGATAAGCTAACTGCTAAGAACCAGTTTGAGTCAAACGAAAAAAATATTCGTGATATTATTCGCTCCGTTTCAGGCGTGAATAGTGGTGCCATAGGACAAGCCGCAGGTGTACTAGACGCGGCTAATGAACAATTAGGTAAGGCATACAAGCTAGGAGCAGATGGTACATGGGCAACGGATTGTGGCAAGCTATTCTCTGATGCAGTTAAACAGTCTCTAGGGGCGGACGTACCACGTCGAGTTGATAAGCTATGGGAAGCGGCTGCTGCTGTAGGGGCTTGGCACCCAGAAGGTGACGGATACATTCCTAAAGCCGGCGATGGTGTGGTTGTACTTGGTGATGAGCACATTGTTATTAGTGACGGGAACGGGGGGTATACTGGTGCTAATACAAATGGAGTGGTCGCTAAGCCATCTGTTACCGCAGATTTCGGTGCTATCACTGGATATATTGACACAGCTAAGTATGCAGGTGCTGCACCAAGCGCCACTGCTGATTCTGTCGGCAGTGCAGAAAATGCTAAGAAACTAGCTGAGTCTGACCTAACTGCTTCCGTTCGTGCTAAGAATGAAGAGTTGTATCAAAAGCGATTAGCTGAAGCACAACGAAATCAGACTATCCGTGTTCGCAAGATGAACGAGGATATTAAGAAACTTGATCTTGAACGCACGGGCGACCGATTGCAATTACTTAAAGCGGAAGCTGAAGCACAAAAGGCTCAAATTGATGATAATGTCCGTGAGTATACAAAGGCAGTAGGCGATAAGGAACTCGCTGAAAAGAAAGCTCAGGCAGAGCGTCTAAAAGTGGCGTCTGATACTGAGCAGAAAATCAGAGAGTTAGCCTACACTCAAACAAGTGAAAATATTGATCACTTAACTAATATGGTTACTCTTGGTCGATTGTCTCGCAGTGATGCAGATGCTTTACTTGCTGAAGAGTTAAAGACCTATATTGACTATGCACGGAGTGAAGTCAATGAGGCCCAGTTAACGGCTACCCAAAGGCTACAGATTGAAAAGAACCTATTAGAGTCTCAACAAAAACTATGGGAACTCGCAGGTCGCAGCCTGAAAACAAGTCTACAAGAAGCTGCTCGACAATATAAGCAAGAGACTACCAATTATGCTGATTTAGCGAAGTCTACTTTTGATAGTACGATGAGCTCTATTAATTCTGCGTGGACAAATAATCTCGAGGCTATGGCAACAGGAACGAAGTCATTTAGTAAAGGCATTAAGGACATATTCAAGGATATGACGAACGCCATTATTAAGATGATGATTCAGTTGACGTTCCAACAATATGTTATGCCTAAGTTGCAAGGATTATTTGGCGGCGCCGTTAGTGGTATTGGTTCACTAGGTGCTGCAAAAGGGACATCGTCCTTTGCTGGTGGTGGTTCGTTTAGTTCTGCATTTACGGGCAATCGATTTGCCGCCGGAGGAAAAACGAACCCAGGGCTTATGTTGGTTGGTGAAAACGGACCAGAACTATTACAGTCCTCTGGATCCCATCGTATTTACACAGCAAGTGAAACTCGTAGATTGGTAGGTGGCGCTACAAGCAACAATGTAGTTGTTAATATCATCAATCAGTCTGGCCAAGAACTCGAAAGCAAACAACAGAACTCTCGGTTCGATGGCGAAAATTATGTTATTGATGTAGTAGTTCGTGCTATGGAATCAAACAAAGGAGGTATGCGTGACGCCATCAAGGCATCCGCAGTATAACTATGGCAGTATTTCCAGATATTCGATGGCCGATATATCCAATTCAGGAGACTACTCCAGATATTTCGTATAAAGGCCAAGTTGAAAACATGACGCTAATCACTAGGAAAAAGACGACAAAGACCCGGAGGACATATTCCGTAGGGTACAAGTTGCCAACAGCTGAGTATCAACGATTGCGCACATTCTTCGATGAAGTCAACTGTTCCGGTATCTTTGATTGGGTTCATCCGGAAACCCGTGAAACACTTCATGTGCGATTCGCTGATCAGTTAGACTTTGCGGCGAATGACTACGGAGTGTGGATGGGAACCGTGAAATTACAGGAGGTATAACATGTTACCGCTCTCAACGGCATCGATTTTAGAGAAAAACCAAATATCGGCCACAGGTGTATGGTTAATGCTGTTAGAAATATCCTATAAAGGGGATACGATTCGATTGGTATACAATACGGAGAATATCCAATTTCAAGGTAATACCTATATCGCATTTCCATTTACCATTCAAGATGTCACCGAGAACGCAACGGATTTGCCTAATATTAAGTTATCTGTATCTAACGTTACTCGGACAATCCAGCGTATGGCAGAGTCTAATAATGGATTCACTGGAGCCAATGTCATCATTCGTGTAGTGAATACGAATATACCTGATGTGTGCGAGCAAGAGGAGCATTTCGTAATTACGGGAACTCATGCAAACGCAGAATGGATGGAGTTTGCACTGGGTACTGACTTTAGCTTTACTCGACGATTCCCGTTAATCCGTGTGATGAAGGATTTCTGCCCGTTCAAATTTAAAGGGGTTCAATGTGGATATAAGGGTCACGAAAAGCAATGCAATAAAACCCTAGCGCGATGTCGTGAATTGGGGAACAGTACTCGATTTGGAGGAGAACCTACTATTCCGCAAGGAGGACTATATGCATCCAATAAGTGATTTGACTGATATGATAGGTACCCCATTCTCGGAAATGAAATGCTGGGATGTAGTTGTTGAGGTATATCGGCGTAGTGGAATATCACTACCCGAATATACCCAAATCCAAATGGATGAATGGCGCGAGGTTCGTGAGCCAATGCCAGGGAGTGTTTTGGTGTTTGCGTTATATGGTAAAAATCTCGATCATGTAGGGGTTTATCTTGGTGAAGGTAAATTTATACATGCTACTGAACACAGTGGCACATGTATAGAACATATATCAAAGTACGTGCCTCGATTGAAGCACATTTATGAAAGGAAGGAGTAGCAGATGGTTAACGTAATTATTGTAAATAATCCGTTCAAGCCAGAGCAACGGGATACAAAATATTTGCCATTTAAACAGGGCAAGTCTATCAGCTATTACTTCAGCGCACCTGGGGAATGGGCGTATTCAGTAAATGGACATGAGGCGGCGCCGGATACAGTTGTAAACGATGAAGACTACATTGTAGTAATGCCTCGAGTTGAGGGCAAATTCTTTGGTGTTCTTCTATCAATAGGGTTGGCAGTATTTACCGGTGGTATTGCTTCAGGTGCTATCTTTGGTATCCAAAGCTTGATTTGGCGGTCAGTCATCGCTATGGCGGTAGGGATGATAGGTAATGCTATTGTCTCAAAGTTAACTGCTCCTAAAGTTGACCGTTCGAATTCCGAACAGTCAAATACATATGGCTGGGGAGGTACCGAAACTGTTACTGGGCAGGGCTACCCTTTAGCCGTGACGTATGGCCGAATGAAAAGCGCTGGGTTATTATTATCCCGCCATGTAATTAGTGATGGTGAAAAGCAATATCTTAACCTTTTATACTGTGCTGGTGAGGGTGAATTATCAAAAATAGAAGATATTCGTATTAATGCTAACCCAATCAGTAATTATAAAGATGTGCAGGTGGATATCAGAAAGGGCACAAATGACCAAACAGTTATCCCAAATTTCAATGATAACTTTGCGGATCAATCCTTAAACTATGAATTGACTGAATCATGGAATACGCAACAGGTACAAGGCGATGCATGTGACGCTATAGAGTTAACTGTTGGATTCCCAAACGGATTATATTATTCAAATGATAGCGGCGGCGCTGACCGTACGTCTGTCACTTTAAAAGCAGAAATTCGTAAGGTAGGTGATGAGTCCTGGCAGGCATTACCTTTAGCAAATCAAAAGGGCATGGCCGGTCACATTAAGCGTCGGGATGCGTGGAACTTTATTAAGTCAGATAATAGCGTGACAAATACATCTGATTACTCAGGACGAATTGAAGAGGCGACAAATAATGCGTTTTATCGTGTATTTCGCTTTGACAATCTCGAAAAGGCTCGCTACGAAATCCGCATGCGCTGCAGTGCGAAAGATGGTAAAAGCTTGCGCCATGTCAATAAGGTCTACTGGGTACAGCTAACTCAAATTATATATGACGATTTCGTACATCCGGGGAAAGCCCTCATTGGAATTAAGGCTTTGGCTACATCTCAACTAAGCGGAAGCGATCCAAAAGTGACATGGATTCAAGAGCGTTCAGAGGTGTATGTGTTCAATCCGTATATTAATAAGTACGAAGCTCAACCAGCGGACAATCCGGCATGGGCTGCTTATGATTTAATCCATATCTGCCGTAAGATTGGCGGTGAATATATTGTATTCGGACAGCCCCATATGCGCCTTGATTATAACGCATTTAAGGCGTGGGCAGATAAGTGTAAAACGAATGGGTTTACATTCAACTATATATACGACACTGCTATGCGATTATGGGATGCGTTGAAGTATCCAGAAGCAGTAGGCCGAGGGAAAGTAATTCCTGTAGGAACTAGGTTTACATGTGTTAGTGATTATCAGTCTACACCAGTGCAGTTGTTTACTGTAGCCAATATAAAACAAGGCAGCTTTACTGAAGAGTTTCAAGGTGTAGAGGCTAGAGCGAACTCTGTTGAAATATCGTTCCTTAACAAGGATAAGGATTATGAACGAGACGTCATCCCTGTATATGGGGATACTTACGACGAGTCGGATACATTAACGAATCCGGCACAAGTTGAGCTCATGGGGTGCACTAGCCTTGAGCAGGCATATAAGCACGGTAAGCATTTTTTGCGATGCAATAAATACGAAATACGTACTGTGACAATAGAGGCGTTTACGGATGCCATAGCGTGTACAGTAGGAGATATCATTCTAATTCAGCACGACATACCTGAATGGGGCGAGGGCGGTCGTGTGGTTGCGGTAAGCGGCCAGACGATTACACTCGATAAGGAAGTGTCGGTACAACCAGGGAAGAATTATCAGTTGCTAATTCGTAGCAATTCTACGGATATTGTCTCTACGTTTAATGTAGTAAATGTATCGGGTCTCAATGTGATCGTTAAAGAATCCATACCGGTGCAGCCTGATGCGGTATATGCATTCGGAGAGGTTTCTAAATCGGCTAAGCCATTTCGTGTGTTAGCCATTACGAAAACATTATCAGAAATGACTCGTAAGATCCAATGCATGGAATATTATCCAGAACTCTATGTATCAGATGATGGCACGGTACCAAGCATTGATTATACAAATCACGGTGCATCTGATATTCAAGCAGTAGGGTTAGTGAGCGATGTCTATGGCGCTAATGGAATCATGTATTCACGCATAGGCGTAACGTGGCAGCTACCTCGTGATGGAAAAGTCTCAAACGTAGTTGTGAATTACCGAAATGTAAAGAGCGATACGTGGACATATATCGGAAACTACCCAGCATCCACAAATGCTACCACGATATCTGATGTGCTACTAGGTGCAACCTATGAGGTGCGGGTGCAGGCTATTAATGAGTTAGGACAGTTGACTACCGGCGTGACAAAATCTATAGCTATACCTAAAATGCAAGCTCCTGAGGATGTGCAAAATTTGCACGTACTCAGTCGATATAATCAGACTGCAGATAAGAGCGTGTACTATGATTTGCAAGTACTATTTGAACCGCCTGCTAATCCGGCCAACTTTGATGTGGCTGAGGTATGGTATATGCTAACCGCTAAAAGTGGTAAGCCGATAACTGACCAAGAATGGCAGTATGCCGGAAGCAGTACAAGCCAGGTGATCATTAAGGCATTGGGCCCGGGCGAGACCTATCGAATTAAAGCTGTATCCGTTGACCGATTTGGCAACAGGGCAGAAACTGCTCAAATGGTTGATGTGATAGTCAAACCGATGGATGCGGTACCCGATATGCCTAGTGATTTCGGTATTAATTTCAGTAGAAACGCCACCGCATCATGGAATGAGGTGCTTAATGCTGACGTCGACTATTACGAATTACGTACCGATAATAATCCTGGCAAAGATACGAATGCTTTATTGGCAAGAGTTAAAGGTACCTCTGCTGTACTTACTTTAACCAAACGAGCAGATACGGTTTATTTATATGCTCGCAGCACGTTGGGCAAATACTCGACTGCAGCAACATATGAGTATAACGTTCCACAGTTGGCCGCGCCTGAGCTTGTAGTAAAAAGTCAGTTAGGCGGATTCAATCTTTACTTCTCAACTAAGCCGGCGCAGGCCTACGCTATTCGATGCCACGTGATCGGAGATGAACGCACTGATGATTTTGAAACTACTAGCACCATGCTGACGTATTCGAACTCAGCCGGAATATATCGGATACGTTGCTCGTTTGTGGATGTGTTCGGAGATGGACTCGTTAACGAGAAGCAAGTCGTGATTAAGACACAAATTGATGCTAGCTTGCTAGACCTTGAGTCTCTTGGGCTGAATAAAGTTGATGAACGAATTAAGGAACTTGACAAGAAATTCAATAAGAATTCTGAAGAGACCACTAGAAGAATTACGAATTTGGCATCACATACGGAATCTCGCATTACTGAGTTAGCTGGTAGCATCGATTTACAAGTTAAAAAAAGTATTGGTGAGATTGATGGTGGCGAGTTGGTATCTCGCATTAACCTCAGTCAGTCCGGTGTATACATTGCGGGGAAATTGATTCACATCACTGGAGCGACTAAGTTCGATGATAACGTCATTGTTAATAAGATGATTCAGGCTAACGCAGTTACTGCCGACAAATTACATGTTGATAGTTTATCGGCGGTGTCCGGTACAATCGGGTTACTTCGTTCGAAAGAGACGGGCGCTCGTGTTGAGATTCAGGATAATCTTATTACAGGCTTTGATGATGATAACAACCCTCGGATTAAGCTTGGATGCTGGTAGGAGGTATTATGGAACCGCATGTATTAGCTTATGATGCTAACGGCAATATCATACTAAATCTCAAGGAAAGGCTCACGCATATCGAGGGGCGGATATATGTATCTGACATCCCAAATCGACGTCAACAAATTACTGTGAATGGTTTACAGCCTGGGCAACATGTCTGGGCCGCAGCCATGGGGCAGTACTTAGTGGCAGAGGTTAGGGGCAATGTCATAACATATTATTTTGCGGTGTCCCAGGATGAATATAATATCAATCGTCAATTTAAAGATCTTACATATGAAGGGTGGTTGGCGTATGGAATTTATTAACATCCAGAATAAAGAAGGTGTCACGATTATAAACGATACCTATGATAATCTAGTATATCTTAGCTTTCCTAAACAAAAAGATGCAGTTCTTTACACTGGGGCAATGAGGGGGATAACGCCAACAGTTCAAATTCCACTCAAGCCCGCAGCTTACACTCCTATGATGGTACCTACAAGTAAATTCCAATACGGATATATCGCAGGGGAGGCTAATGTAATCCAGGTCTTTTATGTCACTAATTACGCATATCATGGTGATGCACCTCTTATAGCAGTATCAGTTCCACAAGGATATGAATTCGCAGCTCAGTGGGTTCATAAACGTCGTGAACGATTAATGGTGCTGGTAGTGGATGTAATTAAGCCAGGCGAAAAGGTAACGCAAGCAATGGTTGATGAAGTGAAAGCCGGCATCAAGTTTTATTGCTTCGGCTATTTCGAGGATGTTGTGGCTAATGCAAATACACCTCGTATTCGATTTGTTGACAAGGTAGGAAGTAGTAAGCCTAATACGGCATTGCAAGTGCTTGGCCGTCACAAGTACTATAAAGCATCCTGGGTAGCAGATTACAATCTGCAGAATGATGTGATATATGATAGCCGCATCAGGTACCTACGCATAATCGATCACTATGCGCATGATTGGTATAACCAGTTATCAAACTACGTTCCGGATACTTTTACAAACATGGCCCGTGATCCAAAGACTTATGGCGTCAAGGTTGCGATTATACCCATGTCTGTAATCGATGTATCCGTTTGGGGGCCCAATATCAATAACGGAGATAAAAAGTCACACACGGGGCGAGTGTGGCAAACGTTCAGATTTCACGATGAGAGTACCGTATCGCTGAAATCGTATCAGTTCATTGATTGGAATACAGTTACCACGTATCCTGTAGGTTGCTCGGGTAAGACTACATCTCAGTATTTGGTAGTCGATGTGACCGGGTACGACAAACAAGGTATGATTCCATTCAATTAAGGGAGATGATAAGTAATGAATGTAAAGGATATAGACCTCAATATTGGCGAGGATTTCGGGATAGTTTACGCAGTCCAAGATGACAATGTGGATTTGACTGGATTCAAGTCGGTATTCGCCATACGAAAGCGAGCAAGTGGTCCGCTTGTTATTAAAGTGCAAGGGGTAGCATCTGGGAAGATTGCGACATTCAATATTTCCGGAAAGGATACCCTAGAAATCAAGTCCTTTGGTGAGCATGTGTATGATGCTTTTGCATATAAGGAATCGGAGCCTAGCCGATATTACAAGCTGGGCATGGGGGTAGTCAACATAATTCAGGATGTGGCCATGCATGATTAGAGGAGGAATGTATTATGCAAAACGAAGCGTTACCAGTAAGATTTGAAGGTCCGATTAAAGTAGAGGCGGAAGTAAAAGCAACCATGGTAGGCAATAACGGGAAAAGTGCTTATGAAATTGCTTTAGCACATGGATTCGTAGGAACCGAGGCGGAGTGGTTGGAATCCTTAAAAGTGAAGATGCCTAACTTATCAGGCGTTGTTTCAGCACTTCAAGGTAAGAATATCCTTATTAATAGTGGTACCCTTGAAGCGATATTATCTGCTATTGTCCATGCATTGGCTGAGCAACCTTATGCACCACTTACTTTTAACGAGCCAAGAAAAGGGGATACGGAAGTTCGAGTATCTGGACAAGATGGCTTTAAAGTTCGAGTGCGCGGTGAGGAAGAAGCTGTTGAAATCCAATCTGGGAGTGCAACTATTAAAATTCAGCCTTATGGCGCAGATGATATTTATGTTGAATATCTTAACTTAATTGAGCACGTCGTTGATACTGTTAAAATCAAAGGTCTTGTTGAATTCAATCCCGAGACAGCTACAGAAATTTTGCCTAAGCAATTTTATGGGCGTAGCGATTTGGAAGGTGAACTCACCTGTCCGAACGTTGTTAAAGTTGGTGCATTAGCATTCGTCGGAACCGAGCACAATATTATCAATTTGCCAAAGGCCACTGATATTGACAGGGATGCTTTCGCTAACAGTTCTCTTGCCGTAATCAATATCCCCGCATTTGTATGGGCAGATGATAACCTTGATTTAAAATCTTATGACCTCATTAGAGTTAATAAAATGACTGTTAGCGAGGAATCTCGCCCACCACGAGAAGTCATGATGCAGAAAATTTCATTAGAGGTCTACAATCCAGATCACACCAAGAAATGGAACCTTTACGGTGAAAAATGGGAGAAAGCGGAGGCCTAAATGGACGAAATTAGATTATTGCTAATGGACTTCGGAATTCCACCGTATTTCGCGGACATTGGCTTCTGGGTAACCCTATTAGGGGTTATCTGGGCCGCCCTTCGGGGCTCGTTTCGTGCGATGGTGTGGTTCTTGGAGCATACCTCGCTAGTTGCGGTTAAGCAAGAATTAGATGACCATTTGGCTCGACGAATGGATAAACAACGTAAAGATTATGACGATAAGTTATCTGATGCTATCAACAGTATCGCTGATTTAACAAAGAGTAATCAGGAAATACTAAAGCAGTTGGTCAAGCTGGAAGAACGAGATGCTGCGAAGTTTCATAGGCTCAATAACCTTGAAACCACAGTTCAGAGTCTGAGTACTGAATTGATGCATATCCAAGTTCTAAACAATATGCCAATAGGAAGAAGTATCACACTTAATACGGACGATATAGGAGGTGACTGATAATGAAATATCAAATCATGAGCCGACTGAAATCAGCATATGGTGCTGTTCGTGTTGCTAACATTAGACCTACTGGAGTACTAGCGACACGGGTTCTAGTACTTGTTATGCTAATTCCTATTTGGCTAGTCATAACAGAGTATGTTATGGCATTTGCTAGGGGCTATGTATCAAGTGAAACTAATAAGCTGATTGATGTTGGGCTCAATATTATTGACCACATATTCATTCCTAGTGTATTGACAGCCGTAGTAGGCTTCCTAGGACTTTGGTTGGATAGAAACAATAATGGTGTCCCTGATAAATTAGAAGGAGGTAGTAGTAATGACGAAAATATTTATAAATCCAGGTCATGATATTGACCTGGACTCTGGAGCAGTAAATCCTAACACAGGACGTCGTGAATGCGATGTTGCTCGTGATGCGGGTAAGTTATTGGCTTGTTATTTACAAACAGCAGGCTGTGAAGTTCGCACTTTACAAAATGATGATTTGGGCCTCGTATGTTCTGAGTCCAACGAATGGGGTGCAGATATATTTGTGTCTCTGCACTGCAATGCTTTTAACACTCAAGCTAGGGGTACAGAAACGCTTTATAAATCCTTTAATGGACAACGCCTAGCGAACGACATTCAATCACAAATCATCCGTAGTATTAATACGGTTGATCGTGGTGTGAAAGAACGGCAAGATTTATGGGTATTAAACGGAACGGATGCAACAGCCGTGTTAGTTGAAATGGCATTCATTGATAATGATGAAGACCTAGCACTACTTAACAATGACCTTGATACTATTGTGAGAGCCATTGCACGTGGTATCACAGACTTCATAGGAGGGGAATAATGTATGACAAAATCAAAGTTTTACTTAATCGCCTTAGTTACCGCCATGCTATTATCGGTGGTATTGTGCTCCTCTCCGTCTTTTGCTGCTGGTACATCTTCCATGAACCAAACGGAAGCAACAATAACGATTCCCTTAACACAGTGGAACGAATTGAAAAGCAACAACGAGAAAGCCTTGAACTTAATCGAGACATCCAGCGCGCCATTGACCGAGGTACAGTCCTTAGTCATGAAGCAAAGGGAAGAATTGAACGAAGCTCACAATACAATCAACAAATTGGAGAACGAATTAATGCAAGCCAAACTTCAATCAATGAAGCAAGAAATTGTCTTGTCCGAAATGCAGAACTCTTTGACAGAGTTGAAAGGGCAAATCGACAACGACAAGAGAACAATCAAACGCTTACGAATGCAACGCAACCTATCCCAAATACTGGGAGCGGGTGCGACAATTGGAGTAGTAATTCATCGATGACTGAGAGGTGATCCAAGCATCTCCCTACCATACGAGGGCGGACGTGTGGATTAATGGTAAATACACAAAAGACCTTACTGGGAATATGTCCTGGTAAGGTCTTTTTTGATTTTCTAAGGAATTTATATATAATAGTATATAAGGAGGTGGTTTTGTGTTACGAGTATTTGTGCATTTAACCTATATAGATAGAAGAAGCAATGAAATAAGAGTTGCTTTTGATAATTTAGTCGGGGAAGTAAGAACTTACAGCGACGCATGGGATTTAGTTTGTAGTGCTATGCGAAAAACAAATGATATGCTGCATATCATACACAAGAACGTCTGGGATGTTTACAGGCTTAGTCGTCAATTTCCTGATTTCGTGTGGCCGGACGGAGTTAATTATGTGTATTATAATGACCGTATTCGGGTGTTTGCTGTTCCACCAAGTGATTATAATCAAAACTCAGTATCAGAATTAATTAGAGTACTTGATCTTCCTTATAGAATTGAAGGAACGGAAGAACTAGATGGATAAAAAGCATAATATTTTCGGTCGGTTGCTCAACTATTGCTCAACTTTTAAAGATATAGTCCTTTTATATTCTAGTATTTATTGGATTTCGAGCGAATGTATGTATATGTTGTATAAACAAGTTAAGTAGTGAGGTATGTATGAATCAATATATAAAATTCATAGTGCGCGTGCTACTGACTTGTTTTTTTATTGCCTTTTTAGGTGTAATAATACAGGTTGCATGCGGATTACAACACTATGTATGGGGATGGCTGTGGGGCATTTTTATAATGGTGCTCTACTTGCTTAGCCTTGCACTACATGGTCAAGCGATTATGTTAGGTGATCCTTATAAGGCTGTTCGTAAGGCGCGTAGACAGATGGTGTGGCGTCTTATGCTTGTTGGATCTTTAGTCGTATTAGGTTTGAAGATTCCCCATGTAGAAGCAATTAGTATGTTTGTAGCGATCGCACTTATCCAGCCTGCACTTTATATAGTGTATTGGCGGCTTAGTGGACGGTTCTAATTTTTATTATTTTAATTAAGAATTTTATTGCATTTAAATTAATGTATTGTATTCCAATTAATGTATTGATGTGGATTTTAATAAGACATGGAGTCGTATTCTAATAATGCATTGAATACATTCTATTTATGATTATTTGGAATTGTTTACCCTTCAAGTGTTGATTATATATCTATAACGATGTATGATGATACATATATATTATAT